CTACGTGACGGAAATATCTTTATAGTCTTTCGATCTATAAATCTAACTCAATCGAAAGATTGACATGATTAAAAATTCCTTTAGACAAATTAATTAGTCTGAATAAGAATGGATTGCGTGTATTGATGTTTATATTTAATAAATCATCGGAAACATAGAAAGATATAGTCGATTGCACGTCTGTGCTATTTTCTATTACTATAGGATCATCTGTAATGACATCAGCATCTACTTTAATAGAACCATTAATGATTTTATTATGAAGAGGATACGTATTGAATCTATGATTACTTTCCTTTCGGCTTAGTATAACCTTAAATTCTGTATCCAGAGATGTAATCATGGTTGTAATCTTTTCAATATCGATGGTATTTTCAATGGAACCTTTGTTTCAGTTCATACCAATATCTGATATTGTCTTGACAATATTGAGAGACTGAATAACAATCAGTTCAGAAATGAATTCTGATTGTTCATCATCTACCGCTATAAATTGGGGTGAAAACTCCTGTGGAATATTACCAGGGTATAGATTATTTAAATCAATACCGTCAATAGCTTTCAATTTTGCAAACCATTTGTTAATATCGTTACCTTCATCATCAAAGTCTGGAAACATTCTAAGATAATTGGTTTCGATATCTGTCATTTTATTACGTACTCCCTCCACTGCCCTAATTAATAGATAGATGATCTTAAGATCATCAACCATATTAGGTGTTAAATTCAAGTCCTTCAACCTGTTAGGTTGATCAGATAATAATTCAACTATATGTCTTGTACCATCAAAGGTACAATAAGCATATTCAGACAGCAATTGCAGGTACGTAATATTTTTCGTATTAGACCGAGAGAGTTGTTTGTAAAAACAACCTCCTTCTTGAAAAAGTGGTCTAATATTATCTAAAGTATAACCACGAGATACCAAATCATTAATGAAGTAAGGTATTTCGCGGAAATCATCAACGGCATTGTTTAAAAGTGAAACGGATATTGGTGAAATGTTAACGGAATTTCCGTTCTCATCAACTGCTCCTAATAAGGAACATGTTGTAAATCACTGTACACCGTTTACTTTTCCAATAGTTTTTGTTTTAGATATTTCACACCCCGAATTTTCCAAAAATCCTCTTCAATACTCAGACAACTCAGGGTCAAACCCTTGATTGTCATCTCCAACTGTAGAGAAATATTTACATACTTCTTCTACTTCAAACGATTTACCTGTTTTATATGCTGAAAAGCGTCATAATTCAAGTAGAAACGCTTGGAAGAGATTGAAGGATTCATATGAACCCATTGGCTGTCCTACTTCATAGTTTATTACGTCACCATTTTTGGTTGTAAAATCTATAAGGGATACCATTTCAAAGTAATCTTGAGCGAATCTAGGATTTACGTAGGCTGATAAAACATCACGCTGATAAATTCTAGGAATTCTATCTGTTGCGTTCGTTAAATCGAATGAAACCGAAAATCCAGTGATCTTGTATGATTTTATGGCTTTCGTAAGAGAGCCAAAGTGATTGTACATAAAACATGCATCATTTTTGATGTAGTGTTTTGTTATTGTTTTGTCAATTAATTGGCGTAACAAATTCATAGGTTGCTGGACTCAAAAATTTTGTATAGCAACAACTCTATTCTTATTTCCCTTTTCAGGTACTTGAGTAACTTTAGCAATAATGCTTACTTTACTAGAAACTGAGTTGTTACTAAGTTCATAAATTTTCGAGTAATGTTCGACTGACTTTACAAGGTATTCACAATCTAGATGTTTACACATCTTTTTGTAATTATTAAACAAGAGTGTATTATGTTTTAAAACATAAGCATCTAAAATCATAGTCTTAGTGGATTTACCATTTGGACCAGACTTGCTTGTAACCTTGTATTGCCTCGATAGATTTCCAAGTTCCTTTTCTCATTGAAGACTTATATCTTTCGATACTGGGTTTTCTTTTAGAAAAGAACGAAAAGATCTAGACATACTATTAACATAATCATACTGATCCTTTGTTAATTTATCAGTAATTGAATTTAAATTCAATTCTGGTATCTCGGTTGGTAGCTTGTAAATTGAGTAGATTGATTCTAACAGATGAAATACAAAAAGTGTATCACTTGTGATACCTTGTGTTTTTATAAGTAAATAGAACTTATTTAGGCTATTAAGCTTCGATGGGATTCTATTGAACTGTGAATAACTCACTCCTTTTACTTGCTCAAAATCTCCACCACGAAAATTAGTCAGGACAGATGTCCACACACTTTTATAAATGGAAGGACCCTTTGTAACATTGTTATTGATTACAAGTTCATTAAAGAACTTTATATTTTCAATAATTGCAGTTTTGATTAAAGCTATATCATAGTAACATTTAAGTTTTACTGGAATTCTAGTTTCTAGAACTCCGGCAAGAACGTCAACATCTTTTTCAGATAAAGCTATTAAGCCCTTTGGATAGATTTGACAACCATTTTTTAAACTTAAAAGTTTAATACCGATAGTCTTTTGCCAGTCATTCAGCTTTAATGTAGATCCTTTGATCACATTAGATTTTTTAATTTTTACTTTACCCTTGGGTTTATTCTCAGGCGGTTCATTATTAAAATTAGAGTTTGATTTGCCTGTTTCTTCTAGTTTACTAGAATAAGAACAGAACCTTCTACCGAAGTAGTTAAAAGACTTATTTTTAAAGGTGACATATGTCATTACTGATATAATCTTTAATTTTCGCAAATGGAAACTTAAAAAGAATTTTATACTAATAATATTATACACTAACCAGTCATGGATAGGTATAACATATGTGAAGATAAACGCACAAAGTGCAATCGAAACAATATTGTTAGAATTTAAGTTCTTATAAAATGTATATTTATACCTTCAGGTATTTAATACATATTTTATTACTATGAATAATGAAAAGATCATCATTTTTATTTAGAAAATGCTATAGACTTCTCTATAGATTTTTTATCATTTTCCAATGGAAATAAAAAAAGACTTCGTAAGAAGTTTCTTATTTCTCCTGGGGTTTTGATTTCCATATTTTAGATGGGAGTTTACTCTCAGATTTGCTCATCCTTAAG